ACAGGGCACGATGGTTTTTTCCCGGTTAACGAAGCTGCAACAGGAATGATGCTTGTAAAACGAGAAGTGTTTAGAACCATGTTTAAAAAGTTCCCTGAAAGAAAATATGAGTCTGATCAAATAGTAAATGGTTTGTACTATAAGTCAGATAACTGTTATGATTTGTTTGCAGTGGGCCCGTACAATACGCCCAGAGATGGTAAACCACAAGTTAGATATCTGTCAGAGGATTATTATTTTTCAAGACTATGGCAAGAGTGCGGTGGTAAGATATGGGCAGATTTAGCAATGCCTTTAACACATTTTGGCAACAGGACATATAAGGGACACGTTGGGTCTTTGGTTGCACAAAAAAAATGATTGAGAAAGTAATTCGTAAAGAATCAATATATTTAAATGATTATACTGGTGATACTGATATCATACAGAAACACATAGATCACATTTTAACCTTTGATAAAGGTAGAGTTGTCAGTAATCGAGGAGGTTATCAAAGCAATAATATTACTTTTGGTTTTGATGATATTATCAATTTTGCTATTGAGAGCTTAGCCTCAATTGATTTTAATTGTCAATTATCTAATTTTTGGTTGAATATTAATGATGGCAATTCTTTTAATCTTCCACATATTCATGCAACTGAAGAAGCATGGTCAGTAGTGTACTATCATAAAGTATGCTGTGAAAAAGCAACGCTTAATTTTCATAGTTTGGTTCCAACAATAATTTCAGAACAGTACCTTTTACATCCAAAAGAAAAAATGATGGTTTTTTTCAAAGCAAATATACCACATTCTGTGTCCTCCTGTGGTGGTGAAAATCATGAACGGATTACACTCGCTTTTAATTTTAGAAAAATATAGTATATTGGCACAATGCCCTTAGTTAATTTTAGACCAGCACCAGGTATCAATAAAGAAGTAACCGACTACACAGGCGAAGGCAAGTGGACAGACGGCGATAACGTACGCTTTTTTCAAGGATTGCCACAAAAGATCAAAGGATGGGAGAAGTTTATCACCACCACTTTGGTAGGGGTGGCTCGTGATATGCACGCATGGGTAGCTTTAGACGGCACAAGATATAATGCTGTAGGCACGGATAGAAAGCTCTATGTGATAGAGGAGGGTTTAGCTTACGACATTACTCCTATAAGAGAAACACAAGCTTTAACTAATCCATTTACTACAAATGCAACAACATCCGTAGTTGTCACAGATACTTCTCATGGTGCTCAAGCGGGAGACTTTGTGACATTTGATTCTTTTTCTGCAATAGATGGTTTAGATATGAATAAAGAGTTTGAAATTACATCTATAGCAAACAGTGATGCTTATGTAGTAACGACAACGGCTGCAGCCTCTGGATCTACATCTGGTGGTGGCGGTTCAGGTAATGCAAAATATCAAATATCAATAGGTCCTGAGATATCTACTTCTGCTTTTGGTTGGGGCACAGACAGTTGGGGTTCGGGCACATGGGGCACTCCTTCAACAGTCTCAAATGTAACTTTGGAAGCAAGACAATGGTCACTTGATAATTTTGGTGAAGATTTAATCGCAACAGTTTTAAACGGTGGAGCTTTTAAATGGGATACATCAACTGGTGTGTCTACAAGAGCTGCAGCAATATCAGGAGCACCAACAGCGTCAAGAATAAGTTTAGTATCAACACCTGATAGACATTTAGTTTTTATGGGAACAGAAAATACTATTGGAACAACAAGCTCTCAAGATGATTTACTAATTAGATTTTCAGATCAAGAAGATATTACCACGTATCAACCCACCGCAGAAAATACTGCGGGTTCATTACGTATTGCCGACGGATCACGAATCGTGGCGGCTGAAAGATCGAGAGGTCAAATATTAGTATGGACAGATTCTTCACTACACTCAATGCAGTTTATTGGTCCTCCTTTTACTTTTGGTTTAAGACAGCTAGGTCAAAATTGTGGTATTATAGGCATACACGCAGGGCTTGATTTAAATGGTGTTGCATATTGGATGTCTCAAGATTCTTTTTATTTATTTGATGGTACGGTTAAAAAACTACCATGCACCGTGGAACAATTTGTTTTTGACAATATAAATATTACAGGATCTGAAAACGCTTTTGCAGGACACAATGGTGAGTTTAATGAAATAATGTGGTTTTATCCTAGAACAGGATCGGACACAATCAATGCTGTTGTTGCCTATAATTACTTAGAACAAACTTGGTGGACAGGAACTTTGGACAGAACAACTTGGATTGATCGAGAAGTGTACGACAATCCTGTAGCATCGGATTATTTGCCAACAACCACGGCTAATAATGAAACTATTTCTGGTTTAACTGATGGTGCTACACAAATGTTTTTACATGAGACAGGTAATGATGCTGATGGAGAAGCAATGACTGCATTTGTTAAATCTGGATCTGTTGAAATAGGAGAAGGAAACGATATTCTTTTTGTACAAAAATTGATTCCTGATATTCAAAATCAATCAGGAACATTAAATATGAAATTAGAATTTAAGTATTATCCAAACAATAGCACTAGCACCACAAAAACAGCCACCTTCACTGATGCTACAGAATTTGTAAGCTTACGTGGAAGAGGAAGAGAGTTTACTGTTAATGTCGTTTCAAATACTACAGGCACTGCTTGGAGACTTGGAACACAAAGATTTGATATTCAACCTGATGGAAGAAGATAATGGCAAAATTAATCTTACAGAGATTTCCTGATCCACGACCTGAGTATGATGCCCAACAGTCTGCTGAATTAATTAGACAACTAGAAGAAATGATACAGCAATTAAATACTCAATACACACAAGACACACAGGAGGAGTCCACGAGAAGAGCGTGGTTTTTTAATTAATGGCAGACGTATTTAGAAGATTTGTTGCTAATTTGACTACAACTGATTTAACCACAATTTTTACTGTGCCTACCGCAAACGTGGCAGCTACTCCACCTACACCAGTGTCGACATTTATCGTAAAAACTATAAATACACACAATTATGATGGATCAAGCGCAGTGACAGTTAACATTGATCACAATGACGGAAGTAATGATCTACAAGTTTTTCAAGTAGATGTATCAGCGTCAGACACAAATACTATTTCAACCTCTATGGTTTATCAAGAAGGAGATGCTATGAAACTACAAGCTAACGCATCATCAAGAGCAATGGTTGAAGTATCAGTATTAGAGGTAAAACAACAACAATAGAAATGGAATTAAGAGAAATTTTTTCTAGAGATTTACTTCTAAGTCTTGAAAAATGTATTTCAAATGGTATTCCGTGGGGTTTAAATGCTTCTGGAACTCAAGAAGTTACTTCGTTTGAATCTTTTATGAATATGTTTGAAACATTAGAAAAATATTTTCATAGATATGAAGAATTAGAAAATTCTTGTAAGAAGATGTATGAAGAAAGAAATCGTAAGTGGTGTAAGAAAGATTCAAAAATACTGATTTATCCGTCAGGCTATGACGGTCTTATTCATACTGATTATGAAGAGGAAGAAGGAGACTACAAACTAACCACAATAACTTTTTTAAATATTGATTGGGACAAGAGTTGGGGTGGAGAAGTGCTATGTTATAGTAAAGATTGTAGGGTAGTAGTGGGTGGAGTAACTCCTGAGTTTGGTAAAACTTTTTTATTTAATGGAGTTTTACCTCACAGAGCTTTAGCCCCTGTCAGATTATCTTCTTTATTAAGAATAGTATTAGTTACAAAGGAGCAATAAATGTATCTTATAACAAATGTCCCTGAAGACATTACAAAAAAACTAGACGAAGTAATAAACAAAAAACATACCGAAAAAGCTAATCACGATTTAGCAGGTAATATTCAAAGTGAGTTTTTAATACCTGATGGCAAACCTATTGTTTGGCCTCTGATTGATAAATGTATACAAGCACATTTTGACAAGTATCCAGGTTATTTTGCAAGAATAAGTGGTATGCATAAAGGAGATCAGTTCAGGTTAGAACTACATAGTCTTTGGGTAAACTATCAAAAGAAACATGAATTTAATCCAATTCACATACACGATGGTTTATTTAGTTTTGTTATTTGGCACAAAATTCCTTTTAAAATGGCTGATGAAAAAGCTAGATTTCCACATATGAAAGAAAGTGAAATAAGAGCGGGTCATTTTGTTTTTATAATGACAAATGAATTAGGAAACATAACCTCACACGCAGTACCTGCCGATAATGAATGGGAGGGTAAAATGGCTTTATTCCCTGCTCAACTAAATCATCAAGTCTATCCCTTCTACACTTCTGATGAAGATAGAATATCAATCTCAGGAAACATAGGCTTTCAATAATCGGTTGATTTATTAGGTTTTCGTCTATAAAACTATAGTATGGCGAAAATTGTAGATGAACCTAAAATCTTACGTTACGACGAGATTGATGGTGAAAAAGTTCCTGTTTATAGTGCTAAAGTTGAAACTACAATAACCAATACTAAAACAGGTCAAGAGTATAATTCACACGAGGAGTGTCAGGCAGATATTGACAATCCTGACACAGAAACAACAGAGGCAGATATTAGAAGAGATGTTCATGTAACAGCTCCAAATGTATTTGCAGGGGCACACACCCTACCGGAGTAAAAATGTTTAAAAAGATTCTACCCGTTATAACAGGAGCAATAGGTTTCGCAGTTGGTGGTCCTATGGGCGCTTCTATTGGAGCGGGTTTGGGATCAGCGATTAGAGGAGACAATCCCGCAAACATAGCTACATCAGCATTGATGGGTTATGGTTTAGGAGCCTTGGGAGGTAGCATGGGATTAGTTGGTGGTCAAGGGTTAGGTGCTCTTGGTTCAAGTGCAAAAGCTGCAGTTGGTTTAGGACAAACCGCTGCCGCTAGTGCCCCAACATCAACATCTGCTTTAGCCGCACAAATGGAAGCAAACGCTGTTAAACAAGCAGCGACCTCTGCTGCACAAAAAGAAGGATTACTATCTCAAGTTGGTCAATTTATAAAAGACAAACCTTTCACTGCTGGTGCTTTAGGCTTAGGTGCTATCGGTGCGTTGGGGGCAATGGATGAGGAAGAAGGAACAAAAGTTCCTGAACCACCAAAAGCAGGTAGTGTTTCTCCTTTGGATCTTAGCACACCAGATGTAAGTTATTACGACCCTGAAACACAATCATATGGTGCAGCAGCACCAACATATAGAAGTTTAAAAGATGGAGGCTTTCCTAGAAAAACAGGACAGATCTCTGGACCCGGAACAGAAAAATCTGATGACATCCCTGCCATGTTAAGTGATGGTGAGTTTGTAATGACTGCAAAAGCAGTAAGAGGATTAGGAGCATTGAAGGGTGCAAAAAAAGGTGATAAGTTAGAACAACGTCGTAAAGGTGCAAAGCAAATGTACGACATGATGGATAAATTAGAGAAGAAGGTAGCATAGTGGTAGATCAAGTAGTATATCAAAGGCAAGCGCCATTTATAGAGCAGAGAGTAGAACAATTATTAGGCTCTACATTTGGTATACCTAATTTTCAAAGACTAGCTGGTGAAACAGACGAAGAATATGAATTAAGATTAGAAGAATTAGGCGCTACTAGAAGACCTGATGAAACAGATGAGCAGTATCAATTAAGACTGCGAGGACTAGCAGGCATACCTCAAACAGTTCCCGCACAACAAATTGCACCTTTAACTGAAGCACAACAAACAGCAGTTACAAAAGCACAAGAGGGATTGGGTGTCTATCAACCTTTTTTAGATGCTGCATCTACAACTGTGGGCGCAGGGCTCGGTGCCATCGGCGCAGGAGTGCAACAATTAGATCCGTCACAAGTTTCCACTTTCATGGATCCGTATCAACAACAAGTTACACAACAAGCTTTAGCTGAACTAGACAGGCAGGCAGCTATGCAAGGACAACGAACAGCGGCAGAGGCTGTAGCTGCAGGGGCATTTGGTGGATCACGATTCGGTGTTCGTGAAGCGGAAGAAGCGAGAAACTTATCACAGGTAAAATCACAAAGAATTTTTGAGGACTTATCACGAAACTTTTTACAAGCGCAACAGGCACAGCAAAGAACAGCGCAACAGTTAGGACAACTTGGAGTGCAAACACTACAAGCAGGTCAAGCGCAAGTTGGATTGGGTGAAGCTGGGCAAAGATTAGGTGGAATAGATATTAACAGATTATTAAGTGTCGGTGGTGTTCAACAACAACAACTTCAAAATGAAATGGAAGCTGCTAGAAGAACAGAACTAGCCAGACAACAAGAGCCATTTAGAAGAGCGTCATTCGCTGCAGATATTTTACGAGGCGTGCCTTCATCTCAAATGAGATATACAGAGACTCCCGCACCATCTTTATTTCAACAGGTTGCAGGTTTAGGTATTGCAGGTCTTAGCACCTTGGGTGCCTTAGGAGGAACGGGCGGTATCAGTTCGTTACTAGGATAATGGCTATATTAGATAGACCCCTTTTTCAACGACGACCGACCATGGATCAACTACGTCAATATGGTTTACCTGCATTTGCTAATGGTGGCGTGGTTCAGAGATTTGCTGAAGCAGGTGAAGTTACAAAATTAAAAGCTGGTGAAATAGAAGTTATCAGTGAAGAAATAGTTACCAAAGAAAATGGTGACATTGTTAGAGTAAGAAAAATTAGACAGATAGGTCCAAGAGGATTACCTATTGAAAGAACAGTTGAAGAAGTTATTGAACCTGCAACTCTTACACAAGACACTAGCAAAAATCCTAGAAATTTTGGACAAAATAAAAAAGAAAAAAATGTTGGTGGACAAAGTAATCTTAGACTAGCTTCTGAAATGGAAGAGGGTGCAGAAAACTTAGCAAAGTCAGCTAGAACATCTGAAGAAATTGTAGCAGACGTAGAGAAGAAAAAAGAAGAATTAGATAACTCTGGTTTAAACAATACAGATTCTGAAAGAGATAGATTAACTGGTCTTGAAGAAATGGTCAAAGAAAGATCTGAACTATACAAAAAGATTTTAGGCGATCCTAAAGAAGGATTAAAACAACAAGGACTATTACAGCTAGCACAGTTTGGTTTGAACTTAGCATCTGCTCGAGGAGGTAATTTTGCAGAGAAGATTGCTAACTCTGCTAAAGATCCATTACAGGCTTTTGCAGCTTTAGGTAGAGAGTCACTAAAAGACGAAAGAGCAATCGACATGCTAGCAATCAAAGGTGCCGAGGATGAAATGGCTAGAACTCAAAAGGTTGGTAACTTTGGTCAGTTAGTTCAAGATTTAATGAACACACAAGGATTAGATAGAAAAGAAGCTTCGGCAAAAGCAATAGAAATTTATCAACAAAAATCAGGTAAAACCATTGCTGAAATGAAAGACGAAAGATACTCAGAATTATTAGTTCTTTTTGAAAAAGAACTTGGTGAAGTTGATAAAGCGATTGAAGCTGCCAACGCTCAAATTATAAAAGAATTTGGAACAGGTATGTTCCTAAATCAAGAAAATCCAGAAGAAGAACCTGAAGTGTCAAGGGCATAAGGGGCTAGGCCATGGCCATCTATGAATATAACGGCGAAGAGTTTAGATTAAAAGACGGCCTCTCACAGGAGGAGGCAGAAACTAAAATTAAAAAGTTTTTACTTGAAGAAGAAGAAGAGAAGAAAGAGGATAGATCCCCTGGTTTTATAAAAGGATTTCTTGCAGGTATTGCATCTGGTGTTTTAAAAGTGCCAGAAGGTTTTGTATCAATTGGTGCAGAGCTAGTTGACTTAGGGCTAGATACAGACACAGCCACTGGCGTTGAAGAATTTTTTGATAAGATAAATCCTTTTGAAGAAGTAGCAGAGAAAACTGTTGCAGGTAAGATAACCGAAGGACTTATCCAATTAGGTATACCAGGAGTCGCAGGCTATAAAATAGGAACAGGTCTTGCTAGAAAAGCTATTGATGCTAAAAGGGCGGGAAAATATACAGATTTAGAAGTTGCAAAAAAAGTTAAGAATGCACGAACAAGGGAAGAAATACTTCAAGTTACAGGTAAAGCAGATCTTGGTAGAAAATTCAAAATAGGTGGGGCAGGTTTATTAGGTTCAACCATAGGTGAGGGCATAGCCTACACAGATGATTTCGGAACTATCGGAGATACTTTAGGTGGTCCTACAGCTACAGATCAAAGAGAAGGAGCTGAGGGTAGAGAAGAAGCATTTAGAAGATTTACTAATCGTTTTAAGTTCGCCGTGGAAAGTGGTGCTCTTGGTGCAGGATTAGGAACCATAATAACAGGAGTAACTAAAGCGGCTAAAGCTGCTCCATTAGCAAGGCAGTTTGATAAGAGTGGCATACAAAGTTGGTTAGGAAAAGGACTAAATAAACTAACTCCTAATAGTGTTTTAGGTAAAAGAGCTTTTAATATTTTAAAAGATGGTGATCAAATTGCTACAACATACGCTCTAAAGTCACAATTTTTTGTAGACAATTTAGCAAAAGAAGCTGAAAGAATTTCTAAACAGGCTCTTAAAAATGCGGGAGGTCAAAAAGAACAAGTATTTAATCAGTTTCAAAAACTTTTGAATGACAGGCTAACTGATTTCGGTGATTTTAAAAAGACAGATTTTGTTTTTGATGGTAAAGGTAATATTTTAAAAGAAGCAGTCCCAGAAGCGGCATACTCTACACCTAGAGTAAAAACAAAAGTAACAAAATCAGGGAAAGAAATTGAAGTAAATAACCCTGCCTATCAAAAAAGACAAAGACTACATGACTTTATGAGAACAACTTTGAAAGCATCCGACGATGATATAGCTCAATTTGAAAACTCACTATTAAATGCAAGATATCAGATAGATTTAAACTCTTTAACTTTAGATAAACAATTACTTCAACCTCTCATAAAAGAAGCTAGAGCAGCTTTAAAAGTAAAAACATTAACGGAAGCTGAAGAAAATATAGCTAAAGAAGTTTTAAAAAATGCAGAAGAATTAAGTGAAACATTTACAAGTCAATTAGGTAAGTATGTTAATAGAGAGTACAAAATATTTAAGAAAGATAAAGGTATTATAAAAAAATTATTCTCTGATGATCAGTTTAGACCAACGCAAGAAATTATAAATAAAAATGTGGGAATGTTTACCAAAGCTCTGACTAGCGCTTATAGAAATAGTAGAGTGACAATTGCAGAAGCTACCGAGGCAGTAGAGAGAAGAGCGGCGCAACGTCAAACACAACCTATGACAGGAAGAAGAGATCCTTTAATAGAGAGAGAAAGAAAAATATCAAAACAAAAAGCTATTGAAGAAGAGATTGCTAGAAAAACAAAAAACTTTGAAGAAAATATTGCGCCTCAAAAAGCTGCTGAAGCAGTGGAAATGATTATAGACACTAGAGGGTCTTCTTTATTTGAGGAATCATTCTCAGGACCAATAGGTAATTTTAGAAAGTTTTTAAAGGATGATTTAAAGCTAGACGTTGATGAGGATATTTTTAAAAAGAGAACAGTTAAGAGCAAAGCTATAAGAGAATTATTAGGAGAGGTCGAAGATCCTTTCTTTAATATTGCTAATACTAACGCAAAACAATCTGAGATAATGGCACAATTAGCCACTCACAATAAACTATATCAAGATAGTTTAAAACCTAGTGTTATACCAGGATTGGGTAGAGGAGTAAGAAGTGATACGTACTTTGATAGTCGAGCAGACGCAGTCGCAGCTATAAAAAATTTACCACAATATAAAGATGTAAATTTAAGCAGTATAAAAGATGATATTGTTCAAATTGAAACAACTAACGGTAATCTTATACCGAGTGTCTTAGATGGTAAGTATACTTTTAGACCCGTAGCCGAAGCTATTAAAAATACGGATACAATGATAAAGGACAACACTTTAAATAATCTTTACAAGTGGATGGTCTTGGTTCCAAAAAGTATTTCACAACAAGCTAAAACTATTTACTCTCCTTTTACACACGTTAGAAACGTAATATCCGCAGCTTTATTCACCACGATGAATGGTAATATTTTACTTCAAAATCCCGTACAGACAGCTAGATATTTTAAAAGAGCGTTAAAAGATATAACAGGTAATGATGTAGAGTCACAAACTAGAAGATTAAGAAATCAAAGACTAGGTATCAATGGCACTAACCCTATCGCAGGAGACATAGATGCTTTAGCGAAAGAGGTAGGCACAGATATCTATAACGGAAATTTCAATGGTTTCATGAACACTTTGTTAGGGAGAACAGGTAAACTAGCAGAGAAAGCAAGACGAGCTTATCTAGCTGAAGATAATTTATGGAAGAACTTTAACTTCGAAGTAGAATTAGACTCTTTAAAAAACAATTTCAAAGCTTTAAATATCACTGCTGATAATATTTTTGATCCTAAAAACATGCAGGCATATAGCAAACTACTTGGTAGAAAAGTAACAAGGAACGATCCTATCTTTGACCGAGTGGTTGATATTAGTCCTGATGGTAGATTCTTAACTCTTGGTAATCAAGGCGTTAGACTAGAAGGAGACAAACTATTAGAAACTTTCTATGAAAACATGGCTGCTCAGATTACAAAACACAATATACCTAACTATGAGTATGTCGGAGAGTTTATCAAAACATTAAGAAGATTACCTCTTGGTACCTTTGTAGCTTTTCCTGCTGAAATTATTAGAACAGGCTTTAATACAATTCAAAGAGGTTTGAGAGAGCTACAAGTTGAGGGATTTAAACAAACAGGACTTCGAAGATTGACAGGTGTGGCCACAACAGCAGCAGTTGTCCCTGCAGGATTAGTGGAGTTTGGTAAAGCTTTAGCAGGTATGACTAATGATGATATGAGAGCACTTAGAACTTTCGTTCCTTCTTGGTCAACTAATGGTTTGTTAATGCCTCTCGAAAGAGATGAAGAAACAGGAAAAGTAAAATATGTAGATCTAAGTTATATTTTTCCTTATGACACATTAGTTCGCCCTGCCAATACAATTTTAAATGAAGCAACCAAAGGACAAATGACAGGGGAAAGTCTAAATAAATATTTATTAGATGCGGGAGCTACAAGTTTTTTTGAACTATCAAAACCTTTTATTTCAGAGTCTATTTTCTTTGAGGCTTTTGCAGACATTGTTGCTAGAAACGGAAGATCAAGAGATGGACGACAAGTTTTTAGACCTGGAGATTCAACAGGGGAGAAAGTCTACAAAGGCGGTATGCATGTTCTAGAAACATTTATGCCCGGCTCTGTCAATCAAGTTAAAAGATTATTTCAAGCAGGTGCATTAGGGAATCAAAAGATACCAGATAAATATGGTCAAACTTATGATTTACTAGATGAGGCAGGAGGTATCTTTGGATTTAGAGCCATAGAAGCTGATCCAATTAAAGCGATGCCTTTTATAGTAACAGATTTTAATAAACAAAACGATAGTGCAAGAGCGTCTTTTGTTGGCGATGTATTAAAAGGAGGCTTTGTTTCTCCTGCTGAAATTGTAGATCAATATCTCAAATCAGAAAGAGTAAGATTTCAAAACTTTAAACAGATGCACAATGCATATTTAGATGCTCTTAAATTAGGAGCGAAAAGAGGTAAGATAAATAAAGAACTAAATCGTGTTACGAAGTCTGAAAGAACTGCTATCATTACAGGTAGATATTTACCATACATACCGGGAGAAGGAGTAAGAAGAGCATTCGCTGAAAACTTTAGAGACTTGAGAAAGGAACTAGGTCGAGATATTCAAAACCCTATGATTTTAGCTTATCCTGAAATAATGAAAATTAGAAGAAACAACTTAGGTGTAAACGTCAACGAGGGCGATTTTGATTCAACCTTTGTTATACCAGAAGGGTTCAGACAAACCGAGATCACGCCTCCCGCCCCACCGACCACGACCCAACCGATAAGTTCTACAGCAGGCAGTGTAGTTTCAGGTTTTCAAGGAACACAAAACCTTGATTCTGCTTTAGCAAGAGATATAATAGGCGACGACACGCTATTGGAAGAAATAGCTAGACAAAGGAATACATAATGGCACCGTTTAGAGGATTTACAGGTAATTTAAATAAAGGAACAAGCACATCTAGTGCCTTTGCATCTGGTCAATCGGGAGCAGCAGGATCACAAGCTGCGAAAAGAGAAGTAGCTCGTGCTCAATATTTTGATAATAGATCTGATATCACTGCCGATCGCTTAGATCGAAGAATCAAACAAGCAGAAGGAATAAAATCTTTTAAAGAACAATTTACTAAGCCTGTAAATATTGTAGATCCTGTAACAGGTAAAGTTACAGGAACAGTTACAGGTCTAACTCAAATGACTGCCGATGCTCCGAGAAGTTTAACTGATGAAAGAATTAGATTAGCTAATAAATACGGACCGACGATGGGTGAAATAGCTGGAGATTTTACCTACGCTGCTGGTAAAACTTTAGGAGCTGTTGCAGATGCAGCTATGACCGGTAAAGTTGGACTTTTGGCAGGGATAACGGCTGTCAGTGATTATTTTTTTGATAAAGCCAACAAAGACTACGATAACTTAAATGATGTGCAAAAAGAAATTGCCGATAATAAAGATAAATATCCATTAACCTCTAGTGGTTTGCCTGCAATTACTTCAATGTATAATAATGAAAGACTAGCTCTCGAAGCAAAAAGAGATGCAAATTCATTTGCAGCCGATGCAAGCGGTGCTCTTGGCGTAGATACAAATAGATTATCTGAATTTGTTAATGAACCTATTGATACTCTTAGTGGAGGAACCATGGGTCCAAAAGTTGATTTGAGATCGGCTAAAGATTATATAGATGAAAGAGAAAGTTTTAATTTACCAGTTTTTAGAGAACCTGTGGTTCCCGCTCAAGAAATAAAACAATCAGCTCTTGATAGATTTGATCCTAAATACTTAGAGGCACAAAAAGAATTACTAGATGAATTAAATATATCTCCTCAGGTTAAAGAATTACAACCGAATAATGATGATCAAGCTTCAATAACTGAGTATAATAATCCTTTTAATTTAGAATTTAAAAATCAAGAGGGAGCAGAACCTGGGTATGGTGGCGAAACAGGACAAAGGTTTGCATCGTTCGATACCGTAGACAGAGGATTAAAAACAGGTATAGAGAGAGTTGCTGAGATTGTTGGAGACGGTAGAACCACGAAGGAATTTTTAGATATTTACTCTCCTAAATCAGATAATCCAAAATCATATGATAACTACCTAGCTTTTTTACAAGAAAAAGTTGGACCAACTATAGAACCAAACGAATTAAAAGATTTAACTAAAGGTGTTATTAGATTTGAAAATACTGCAGATATAGCAGGTCAATATCTTGACTATCTTCAAAGAGAAAACGATAGGATATACGGCGGTATAGTTTCCTAAATGAAACGCATACCAAGAAAAAGTGGACAACCCGCTAAATCTAAACTACATTCGGATCTCTATACCGATGAGAATCCAAAAGGAACAATTAAAGGACTTGGTTTTAAAGATGCATCATCAGCTCGCCGTAGCGTTTCTAAGATTCGTAGAAGCGGTCGAACGCACGCTCATAAAACTCAAGCGGCTATTGCGATGGAGCAAAGAGCAAGGGTTGCTGGTAAAACAAAACCCGCTGCGGTATATAGAAAATTTATTGAAGCACAGAAAAAGAAAACAAAACAAAGACGAACACGAAAGTAATTGGGGCATAGGAGGTACCAAATGATTAAAATTACAGACGCACTGAAAGCACGAGTACAGGACCATGAAGGCCTGCGCACATCTATGTATTTAGATAGTTTAGGAAAGGCCACTGTGGGCATAGGCCATCTCGTACAACCACATGAAAGAGAAAGATTTGCTGAAGGAAAAGAAATACCCATGGATGAAATCATGGAAATATTTGAAATGGATTTAAACAGAGCTGCCGCAGGAGCAGACATGTTAATACAAGACAACATCGGTCACGAACTGCCACAACACGTAGGCGAAGTTATTTTAGAAATGGTATTTCAACTCGGAACTACCGGGGTATCAAAGTTTAAAAAAATGTGGAAAGCGATGAGAGTCAAGCAGTGGAAAACCGCAGCGGATGAAATGAAGGACTCGAGGTGGCATAAACAAACACCGAAGCGCTGTGAATCTTTAGCTGAAATAGTTGCAAACACCTAGACCTTGTATCGAATGTAATGCCTCTGGAGAAATAGAAGGCAAGCCTTGTCCTTTTTGTGGAGGACAAGGAAGTCTTCCAGTGGTTACAGCGTCCTCCTGACATAGTTAGGTAAAGTGCCTTCTTCTAAATACCAAGCGTAAGCTGCTTTCCAATCTTTTTTATATTCTGCTTTTAAGAAGTCTTTTAATTCTTCTTCTTTATCGTCATCACTCTTAAAAAAGTTTAAGAAGTGATTCATTGCTCTATTAGTTAAGTTAAACATTATTATCTCCTTGTTATTTCATGGAGAATATAATGTTATTTTTTATTTTTAGTCATGCTTTTTACAGTCCTCTGATGTGACTCCAATGCATCCCATACCTCAACTCTTGACCAATGAGCCATGACACATTTAGATATGTCCTCATGTAAAACTTTTAACCAACTAATATCCATCGGTATGCTTCTACCTTTGTTATCAGCAATATGATCTACTTCCTCATTAGTTAAGGATAAATTTAATTTACCGTTGTCATAAGATATTCTCATTTTATCTCTCCCCAATTAGTTCCTATTTTAGCCTCGCATTTAACGGGCACATGAAGTTCAACAGCAGACTCCATTATCTCTTTTATCTCTGTCACCTGGGTCTCATTGGCTATTGAGATATTAAGTTCGTCATGTATTTGAATCATGGGTACAACCCTATAAGTATTCCACAAATCAACCATAGCTTTTTTGGTTTGATCTGCTGCTGAACCTTGTATTAACCTATTCAATGCACGATAGGTCCCTGCTCTTTTCATTTCATTCCACGCCCAAGTCTTCTTAGCGTTCTCATGAGACATCATTCTTTTGTCATGGAAGTCTTTATTCTCCCACAAATCAAAACGACATTTGCGTCCGAGCAGTGTGTTGATATATCCATTCTGTTCTGTGTATCTAGTAGCACGAACAATTATGTTATTTAAAAAATGAACATTGTCATTGTATTTTTTCTTCAAAGCTTTGGCTTGATCTGGGCTAATATCAAGAGAGGCAGCTAATTTAGATATACCCATACCATACATTAGACCTAATCCTATGGTCTTGGCTTCTTTCCTTGATATTTGCGCCATATCAGCGGTTACTTGATGGAAGTCCTTTCCTTCATGGAAGAACTTAATTAGGGTCTCAGCGCCCTCTAAATCGTGTTTTTTGGCGTAATGTACGAGCAATCTAGGCTCTTGTTGAGAATAATCGAGAGAAACCCACTTTTCTTTGTCTTCTGGTAAAAACAAAGATCGTATCTTTGGACCTATGATTTCGTTGCGAGAAGGGACCTGTTGTAGGTTAGGATTGTTCATGGACAACCGCCCACTGACCGTGCCCCCGAACTCTCCTTTAAGCTGATTAATCTCAGCGTGAATCCTGCCATCAACTTGATGCTTCAAGATAGAATCAATAAAGGTAGTGTGAGCTTTATTATATTCTCTCGCTACTGAAAGAGATTGAATCAAAGGATTCTCACTTTCTTTCATCGCCTCATTACTAATCTTTGCCTGTTTATTTTTTTCTGTGTATTCGTATTTCTCTCCAAGCTTATCGAATATTTTTTGTAGCGAAGCTGCCGTGTAAATATCAGAGGCATCAATCTTGATACCTGTTTCCTTTTTAATGTTGTTGTAAATTTTTTCTTCTTCTGATTTAAAAAACTTTTTTGTTTTCTCTGCTCTTTCTAAATCAACCCGGACACCTTTCCATCTCATCTCCAATAAAAGACGAAGCAAATCTGTTTCTAAATTAAACACATCAGTTAGTCCTTGTTTTTGTATTTCTAATCTTAAAAACTCCCACAGCTTGTAAGTAAGTCTAGTATCTTGCTCCGCATAAACTCCCGCATATTCCACAGGAACCCAATGCATATTTTCTATTGCTTTGAATCCATGCTCTTTACCGAAGTCTTCTAAAACATTTCCCTGCTTTCTCTCTCCTAAATAATCCTTAGCTAAATTATTTAAGCTATAACTGAATCTGTTTTCATCAACCAAAGGAGCAGCTATTAAAGTATCGTAAACTTTAGTGACATCACACTCTACACCCCAACGTCGAAGCCAACCTAAATCGTAAACAGCATTGTGGCATATAACTATAGGATCTTGTTTAAATAATTTTCTTAACCATTTCTTTACATCTTCCTCAGGGAAGTTTCCCCCTCGCTCATGACGTACCGGGAAGTATCCATCAAAACCTTCGAAGGATATAGCCACACCTACAACAAAACCTTTGTTCGTTGCCCACCCACCACCAAGAGTTTTAATCTCAGGATCATATGTTTCTAAATCTATTGCTACTTGTTTTATCTGAGTGACGTCAGGAAAGTTAGGTCTCGTCCACTCTGGTTTGTTTTCTTTTTTTAGCAGATCCATCTGCTGTTCAAATATCATCTTAGTATCTCCTCAAATTCATATTGTGAAGTGGAAGGGATAATAAAAAGATTTTCCTTAGCTCTTGTCATACCAACATAAAAAACTCTTCTTTCATCGTCCCTATTTACAGCCATTTCATCAACGATTCTTTTGGATATGTCAGAAAATAAAACAACATTCTGACTCTCCCCGCCTTTTGCACCATGAATTGTAGATAGTTTAACACTTGCTTTCTTATCTAAATCATAGCCTCTCTTTAAGATTTGCCTCATGTAGCTAACCTCATTCTCTCCAATACCACTAAGTGCGACATCCCAAGGAGTTTTTATATTTACTTTTAAACCCCATTCTTCAAACAATACATCGTAAGTATATTTTTTTTCTTCGTCGGCACCTGGCATTTTCTTTTTACCACGAGCAATTCCATTCTCTCCAGATCTGATGTATTGATACATAGTCTTAACATCAGATAAAGAAACTTCTTGTAGATTTTGTAGATGTCTCCAACAGTTATAAGCTACCAAGACATCATCTTTGATGGATAATTTATTATTCTTTTCAAACAAATATCCTTTAGCTCTTAGATCAGAAGCTATTTCATTTAGATAATAATTAGTTCTACATAAGATCAACCATTCGTTTTCTCTTAAATTCAATCTTTCAAAATTAATATTAGAGACAGTCCCGAGAGCTTCTCTCGATTTCCATTCTTTTGGAATTCTATTTTTAATTCTACCTATCAATCTATTCGATCTTAAAAAAACATTTCTTGGTATTCTATATGATTGATTCAAAACTTTTAAGTGACAATTTAAATTAATCAACTTTGATACTTCTGCCCCACTCCAACCATAGATGGCTTGATCATCATCCCCGGCTAAGTAAACTGTCTTGGCTTTCTTCATCATAGTATTTACCATGTCCCACTCAGAAGCTTTTAAGTCTTGCACCTCATCTACAATAACCACATCTAATTTTGGAGATGATTTTGTTTTATTAAATTCTGTAATTAAATCTGTGTAATCTTTGATGCCCTTTTCTTTTTTAAACATACGATAGTTTTTGTCTATCTTTTGTAGTCTTTCAAAGCCTCCTTGAATGTGTCCCGCTTTTCTAAACTCTTCATATAGCGTAGTATTTTTTACTCGATATAAATCAATCAAATGAATACCGTCTGGATCTCTGCCCGATACCATCGTAGTTCCGTTTATTGAATTAGAAATGTCCACACCGAATTCTTTTTTAAACTCTTCAAAGTCTTGATCTTGTATAATATCTGTGTGAGTGCAACCTAAAAATTGATAGGCTAAAGAATGTAAAGTTCGAAACCATTTGAATTCTTTTCTCTCTATCTTGAATTTATTAACGGCTCGAAAGATAGCTTCATTGGCAGCTTTCCTGGTGAAAGAAAAATATCCTATGCGATCAGGTTCTAATTCTTGTTTTAAATTATCCTCGACAAACCTCAGTAATGTGGTTGTCTTACCTGTTCCCGGGGGACCAATAATTTTATGAACGTGATCTAGAATGGGATGTCCTCTTCTTTCTCCGCAGGCTCATCTGCCTCTATTCTTTCTACTGAATTAAACTTATCGTTAGCTACAAACCAAACCAACTGCCCTGGTTTATTATTTAGTTTTCTTTTTGTTGAATCTCCACCAAGTGATCTGATAAACACAGCGACTTGGTTAGTGCTCAGAGCTGCATGCTTTCTGTTTCGCATGTACTCTTGTAGTTGATCAATACGAAAGTACACTTTGTTTTCTTCATCGTCCACGAAACACTGCCCATTGAGAATGTCATCAATGTCTACGGCATTAGCTTGATTAGAAATATACTTTGCTAAAACAATCTTGAACTGTCCCTCAGGTGTCATCTCTTCATCTGTTTTAACTTCAATAGCTTTCGAAACTAACGAAGTGACAAAAGCATCGTAGTCATTTCGAGACATCATCGGAGGCATTGATTTAGTTTTTACTAAACATTTTTTTCTAAACTTATGTTGATCGTAAAGTTCTTCGACTGTGCAAACAATCGTGCTCTCTTGATTAATTGTAATATGATAAATAGCATCGTCGTTGTTTCCGTATTGTGTGACGTTGCCTACATCTGTAATGACACTGTCTTCACCAATACCAAACTTTCTAATACGACATAAAGATTTATTACAGAACTGACACATGGGTTGGTCTTTACATTTGTATCCCCAATCTTTTTTATCTGCCTGCTTGATAATCTTTTCAATTTCTTTTGGTCGAAGTGCTTCCTCAAAATATTTGTGATGAAACTTGTGCACTTCATCTTCGTAAGACTCTCCATATTTCTTTTTTGCGAACACTGCATATTGAAATAAGAAGTTGTCTCTACTACCTTTTTGCACCTTACCATTTTCTGTAAGGTATGCTTCGATACAATAGGGTGCATCGTGAAACTCTGATTTTTCTTTTTTAAGTGATAACTTTTTTAACTCTTCTGTTGTAAGAGATTTCTTTTCGACCTCTGCTAAGAAGCCATCAAGATTTAAAACATTACCTTTGTCATCAAAGGCATATCTATCTGTTTGATCTAGTCCGTTGTGATAAGGCATGTTAAGAAAGCTGCCGACTTCCCAATCACTTTCATTTCCTTCTCGTAATAGTTTCTCTTGTTTAGGAAAAACTTCACAGTGCCCAAGGCCCATGGACGACGCAAGGTCTCTTATCTTGTGATGAACAATACCTGCGTTGACATACTCTTTAAAAAATAAAAATATATGAGCACCACCACTTTTAGATTTAGTAACAATGAAAGGTAAATTTTTCCCAGCAATCTTTTGAGCTATGCTCACATGATCAATAGGATATTCGTCAACATCAATACAACCCCAACGACATTTGTCTTCGTCGTTGATTGGAAAGATGCCAATGCTAGGCCATAAACCTTTTAGATGACTTTCCCACAAAGAATCCTCGACAGGATTTTTGCGTATCCAGGTTTCGCCTTCAGATTTATTATCTTCTCGGAGACTCTCTTTAGGTTGGAACGTACCATATGCACGCTCCAACCCTAGAAAGATCTCTTTAAATTTAGAGACCCTTGGTTCCATTTAGAAAGGAGCGTCCTCAGATTCGTTAGAACTTCCTTCCTCATCATATTTTGCAACTACCTTACCTTTTCTGACAGAGTCATTAAAAGCAGAAGCAGCATCAAAAATATTCTCATCATTGAGGAACTCATCTTTAGTGATTTCCCAACCATACCAATTACCCTTATCGTTTTTCTCAAGTCTACTTTTAAGAGTATAGATACGATACCATGATGGGGCTAAGAATAGTTTTTTAGTTTTAGGGTTTTGAATAAACTCATTCTTCAAACTATATGCCCAATTTCTTGCATGCTTCAATCCTGTCTTTGACATAGATAAGATTGCTGGCTCTGGAGTTGCACCACCAAGAACCAAGACATAGAAGTTTGCTGTTTCCTCTATGTAGTTTCCGTTTGGTAGTCTGAACTTTCCATCATCACCACGTACTGCGTCGGTCGGTTTGTTCTGTGGAGTAAATACATTCACAGGAGCACTTGATCCTGTTCCTCTTTCCTGCCACTCTGGCCATTGTTTTTCATAGCCACACACAACTACTTTAATACCATCTGCGCCATACACATTATTGCCTGCGCTATTAAAGATACGACCTGCTCTTGCGCCATCTACATATTTGTCATGACCCTCTGTTACTTCATCGGAGTTTGACTGTAGAAGTTTAAGTCTTGGTGTAGGTAAATCATCTGTAGTCACAGACTCTAAACCTACTCCTGCTAACTTTACCATTTCTTCTATTTTAGAAGCGGGTAAAGTTTCTGCCTTTGCGGTGACAGCACCGTTTGCTTTATTATTTGTCATTTTTTATTTGTCCTTTGTTATTTTTTTCGTTCGATCTTCACCTTCTTAAAGGTGTAAACTCCAAACTTTTCTTGATCAACAGATGTCA